CTTATGAAAATCATATTATATGTATTCATTGTTTACAACAACCTAGAGCATTAGCGGTAACAATGGATAAGGTAAAAGATTTAGAATGTGATGGTGATATAACTGGTACTTGTAATAAATGTAAAACTACAAGAATATTCTATAGGTATACAAAAGAAGATGCAATATTAGCTAGACAATTAGTAGGTTTAGATCAATGGAAAGGATTTAGAAGAGGGTTAAAATTATTTAAAGGGGATAAAAAATGTTAGTAGTAAAAATAGATTCAAATGATGTAATAGCTATATTAGAAATGGCTAATGTATCAGTAGACATAAAAGAACATATATTAGTTATAAATAAACAAACAGGGCAAGTAAAAACTAAATTAGGTATACCTTATAAAGTATCTATATATTCAAACGGACATTTAATAGAATGTATTGATAGTGAAGAGTTGACAAAATAATGACTAATATTCAACAATATAATGCTTTAGTAAAAAAGCGAATGGAAACAAAAGATAAAAAAGAAATAAAAGTGCTTGATGTAGAACGAGCTAAAGTATTAGCTAAAATTAAAAATGAGAAAAAGTTATTATAATGAATAATATAACTTACACTTATTTATTAAGTTTGATATTTGAAGTAAATGAGCCAAATTGTATCATTAAATCTATTACTTATATTGACCCTATTATAATAAAGAAATACTGTCTTAGCTGCTTTAAAACTCAATCTAAAAGATGTACTTATTATTACAAAAAAAGATGCTATAAAAGATATAAGAGCTGTAGCACCTGAAGCTTATATAGTTACTAATTTTCATCAAGTAAAAAACTTAGATAAAAAAGAATTTCAACTAATTATTATAGATGAGTTTCATAGATATGTATCAAGTGCTACACCTAAAAGGTCTGCTTTATGGAAAGAGATACATAAACTTACTTATAATACACCCCTTATATTATCTAGTGGTACACCAACACCTGAAACTTATGCTATGTTATATAGTGCATTAGCTTTAAGTTGTAAAAGTCCTTGGGATAGATATAAGAATTTTACTCATTGGTTTAAAGATTATGGTTTTATATATCAAATAAGAGTAAATGGATATAGTATAAATCAATATGATAGAGCTAACAAAAATAAAATAAAAAAAGATATAGCACATCTTATAGTAACTATAACTCAAGATGAAGCCGGTCATATATATAAACCAGTAGATGTATTACATCATATACCTTTAACCCATAGACAACAAAGAATGTACGATATATTAGATAAAGATAGTTTATATGAATTACCTAATGATTATTCTATAGTAGTACAAACACCACCAGCTTTAAATAATAAGAAACATCAAATAGCTGGAGGTTTTGTTCGTATTGTAAATGATTATGATGAAACACAAAAAGAATTATATAAGTTTAATAGAATACCTAAAATAGATTATATTAAAGATAACTTTGATGTAGAAAATACTATTATAGTATGTTACTATAAAGGTGAACAAGAATATTTATCTAAGATATTCCCTCATGTAGAAAGTATAACTAAAAAAAGTGATGGTGTAGACTTTTCGCACTTTGATACAATGGTTATATATTCATTTAGTTTTCAGGCTGTTACTTATGAACAAATAAGAGCTAGGCAACAGAATTTTATAAAAAGGGATAAACCAATTAAGATACACTTTTTAATGAGTGGAATAGATCAATATGTTTATGATGCAGTTAGTAACAAGAAAAACTTTACTGCTTCTTGGTATAAAAAGAATAAGGGTAAATAGATGAGAAAAACAATAGAATTAGCACTTACAATAATTGTATTTTTAATATATATTGTAATGTTAAAAAATAGAGCAATAGATGGAGATACAGCAGTTTTTATAGCTGGTTTTTTAGTATTCATAGGTATACATGATGTTATAAAAGAGATAATAAAAAGTTATATTTTATTAGGAGATAATACTAAAGGAAAAATAGATGAATAAGTACACTTTTAAAGAAATAATGTTTACCTTTGTAGTAGGTTTAATAATAGGATTAGTTATAGGAGTATTAGTATGAATAAAAAATGTAATAGGTGTAGGTTTAGAGATGATAGAACAGTTAGATGTGTTAGTACAGCTAGTGAACATAGTGAGAAGTTAATAGATGATATACCGGATAAAGGGTGTGATCAATTCTATAGTGAGGACTTTGAAGAGAATATGAATAATGATGAACATACTCCTAGTTTTAGTGGTATGTTTGATGATGAAGCACCTCAATGTTAGAATCCAAAAGACAAAAGAAAATTATAGACTACCTACACTTTTTAGGTGCATGGACTGTAAAAGTAATAGCTGCTAATAAAAAAGGTGTACATGATACTTTAGCTTGTTAAAACTATTTGAAAAACAAGATGTAGTAGGTGTATTTGTATCAGCTGAAATAAAACAACCTAATGGTGATACAAGTGCATTACAAAAAAGAAATATAAGGTTAATAAGAAGAGCTGGAGGTATCTCAGCTAGTGATATTACTTCAGTAGAAGATATGAAAGAGTTATTAAGCTAATTCAATATGAGGGTAGTCTTTAAAACTCCAAAGTCCACCCCATTTAATAGGTATGTTTAATTTTATACTAGCTCTATGAAAGTGCCAATACATTCTAAAAAACATCAATTCAGATTTATCAGAACCATCAAAACTATTATGACTTTTCTCATAAGGAAAACAATCTATAGCTTTTGATAATGGTTCTTCTTCAGTTACTTGATGGTTTGACCTATTAGTTATACCATCTAATTGAGAAGCACCTGACAAATATAATTTAAATTGTCTTGTATCACTTCTTGAACTTTCATATACACCTATATCAAAATGTTTTAATACTTCATTAACTAAAAGAGTAAATCTATAATCAGCTAATTCTAGCTTTCGTATAGTTCTTTTGCCTTTTGGATAACTCACCATTTACACCTTATACATATATAGTTATTCAGTATATCTACTGTACATTCTTTTTTATAGTTGTTCTAGTATCATCATATATAATAACTTTTGAATCTAATTTTTCTAATCGTTCTTTTGTCTTAGGATTAATATGTGATATTTTAACTCCAGCTTTTACACCTTTATAAATAGGTTTACCTACATTATCATAAAATTCACCACACCCTGTAAGACATACCACTAACAATAAACCAGCTACTAAATTTTTCATTTCTCTATTACCTCTATATATTTTAAGGCATCTAATATACCTTGTTCTGTATGTGAATCCCATACACTACCACCAGCTATTTTTACTGCATCATACATAACCTTTTCTTTTAAATCTGATACTCCTGAAAAATCTAACATTTCAGCAAAAAGATTATCAGCAAACCATCTATTAAAGTATTCAGTAGCATATAACACATCATGTATTACAGCAGCTCTAACTAGTTTATAACTAAAAGGGTGACCTATAATCCTCCAAAAGAATCTAGGTATACTAGCACCATCAAAGATAAAACCAGCTTTTACTATTACTTTAACTTCATTATTTTCATAATAAAAATCAGTTAATAACTCAGCTTTTCCTTCAGGCATTAATCTTATATCTACTGTATTACTACTAAATTTTTGCATTATAATTTATCTCTATTTACTATTAATAATCTCTCAATAAAATATCTAACTTTCTTTATAACCATAGCAACTGCATCAAATTCTTCTATTTCTTCTTTTGCAACAATAGAATATATATTACCTATAATAGAATAAGTTTCAGATATTATAAGTGCGGATATTAATAAAGATAAATATAATTTAAAATCCATACCTATACCTTTTGCCATAAAAGCAATAGATAGAACAAGTAATATAATAGAAGCTTTAGTAAGCATACCAGCTATTGCTCTATAACTTCTAAGATGCCCTTTTAAAATAAATACTTTCAATACCCCCGTAAAATAATCAATACCTAATAATATAGCTAATATAAAAATTGTATCAGCTGGTACACTTAAATAAGTAAGTAATGGGATACAAGGTATATAAAAAAAGTTTAACATAGAACCTTTTACTATTGTTGTAGATTGTACAGGCATATCCATTACCAGCTTAAAGCTTCAATAGTGCTAACCAATTTTTTACCAGCTAATTGTACTTTTAAATCTTGATACTTAGCTAAGTCCACTTGATATTTATTTGCTATTGTCATTATAATTACAGTAGCATCTCCAATAGATTTTATATTAGGTTTATTATCAATATCATAAAAAGTAACTTCTGTAAGTCCAGCTGTTTCATTTAATCTTTTAGCAGCATCTAATTTTATAGCTGAATCAAAACCACCATTATAAAAAATATCATTAACCTCTACCGGTGATAAAGACTCATTTATAAAAGCATTTGACAATTCTTGTTTTTTTAATTCTCTAGCTTTAGGTATGTTAAGTTTATCTATTTCCACACTAATCAATGCTTCATCTAATGTTACTTTTTTACCATCTTTATCAAAAGCTTCTTTTTCATTATTATTAGTAGTTACTACTAAAGGGTGTGTTTTATGTATTGCTTGTAATCTCATATTATGCTCCTATTTCTTTTACTGTAAAAGTTGATGCTAATCTAGTAAATGTTGCATTGTCTGTATCTGTGCCACTCCTATTTAACAATGCTGTTCCGCCACTTTTTGTCATTTGTACTTTGTAAGTTGTAGGGCTAGTAGTAGCTGGGTCATCTTCAAAATCTATAGCTACTGTCATTACTCCCGCAACATCGGTAATCCTCCAAGCTGCTGTTGATTGTATCCTACTCCCTACCGCATCACCTATTGCAATAGGTGTAGCATCTCTTATTAATCTTACAAAAGTATAATCACCATTATTAGTATTTCCTATTTGTAGCTGAAAAGATACTTTTATTTTATTACTTGCCGATGATGGAGTTATTGTAATTGATAAATCTGTGATATCTGTAAAAGTACCCGATGCTGTAGTAAATGTGTCTGTTTTATTTACTGTTTTTTCTTGTAAGATTTTACCCCCACTACTTGCAGCTACAGCATCATCTACATATTTTTTAGTAGAAGGGTGATAATTAGATGTAGGTACATAAACAACAGTATTAGCACTATCTAAGAAGGCTAATCTCCAGTTAGTAGAATCTGTTGAAGGATCATTAGTTCCCGGATTAGGTGTACTAGGTGCTGTACCTGTCTTAGAAATATAAGTAAACCCATTAATAGGACTTTTAACTAAACTATTAGTATAGTAACTTTGATTAGTATTCCAATCTGTTATACCATCTTGTAAATATAATGATGTAATATAACTTAATGTATGACCTACAGCATTAAACCAACTTAAAGCTGGAAAACCATTTGAATCTACACCACTAGCCCACCCATCTTTTGCATTTTGATTTGTTAGAAGTAAAGTTATATCTTCACTTTCAGTTTCAGTACCAAATATTTTTAATTCATCAGCTTCTGATTCTCCACCAAAAATAGGTATTTCACCATCAGGTCTTATAATTTTATCTATTGCCATTTTATTTATCTCCTTTTATAATGTAATTACTCTAGCGAATTTACCTTGCTCAAATCCAACTGCATTAGGATTATTATTAAACCCAAAAGTTTTACTACTGATTATTATAGCATATTTTATACCAACTGCTTGAGGTCTTGGTATTAAATTTAAAGCACTTAGAAAAGTTAATAATCTAGTAGGATATGTTTCATCTATATATAATGTCATTGTCATGTCTTGATTGTCGCTTACATAAGCAGCATCACCAAACATAAAGGCTATAGCATCTTGTATAGATAAATCATCATCAATCATTTTAGCGGTTACAACATTTTTAGCTATTTTTGCTTTTATAAAAAATCTGTAATCACTATCATTTAATTGTGTATCAGTTAATGTATTATCAAAAGTTCTAAAAAAAGGAGCTTTACTAAATGTATCTGTATTAGGAGTATCTGCAAAACCAAAATAAACTTTAGGTATCACATCAGGTACTGTTCTATTTAAACCTACTACTTTACCTATTGTATCTAATTGTACTCCTACAGCAGTATCAACATCAAAAGCTTCTTCAAATTGTAATATAACATTATATACTTCTTCATATTTAGCTATTAATGCTGTTATTGTTTGTTCTGCTTTAGGTAAATCACTATATTGTAAGATAAGTAAATTTAAGTAGCTTTCAGTAAACATAATTATATCTCTGTGATTGAAATCTTAGCTGTAGTAATTAAAAACTTCTCATCAAAATCAGCTACTAATTCATCATCTACATAAGTAATATCATCTAAACTAGCTTCTAAACTTGTAGCTATAAAATTAGTTCCAGCTTGATATACATAACCATATAATTCTGTGATAGTTAAATCTTCATTAATAGTAAAAGTCTTTTCAGCTAATTTTTCTTTGATTAAATCTATATCTATAGTATCACCACCAATTTTAGGAGTTACATCTAATTCTATATAAATCTCTGTTTCAGTAGGTCTATCAAATTTCATCTCATGAGTTTGTATTCTAGTAGTACCATCAGCTCTTAAAAAACTTTCTAAATAATCTTCTTCTATTGACCCTTTAAGTCCAGCACCGGCAGTTTTTTCTTTTGCTATTGCTTCTGCTATATCTGAATTTAAACCACCTTCAACTATAACCCAAATAGTATGAGCATCTATATCTCTTACTGCATCATAAGCATCTGTATAATTCTCATATACAATAGCATCTAAAACATTAGGAACTTCTAATAAAAGAGCTAATAAACCACCTACTGTACTATAAGATGGTTTCTCTAAACTTCTATTTCTTCTTTGTCTTAATTCTACATCAGTTTCTTCATCAATACCTACAGAAGCTGCTAAAGGATTATCTACTACTGTTATTTGAGTTAATATTGTACCTTGTTCATTGATAGTATTAGGATTTGCAGCTACTGAACCCCATTCTAAAGCTTCAAAATCTACAGAAGTAGTACCAGCTGTTAATGTTTGAGCTTCTTGTATAATCCAACTTTGACCTAAAGTATCTACTACTGTATAACCTATGGGTAAATCTACTGTAGTAGTTGCTGTTAGATTTACTGCTACTGTTGATTTTGTAGCTGGTCTTCTTGTAATAGCACTAAGTTTTATTATCTTATTTAGCTCTACCCCTACAGCTGTATCAGGGTCAAAAGAATTATATACTTGTAATAAAGCACTTTGCACATCAGCATTTAATTTACTATATATAGCTATTATTTGACCATCAGGAGTATCAGCATCTATAATAATATCTTCACCATAGATGATTTTAAACTGTTCAGATAAGAACTCAAAAACATCATTTAGATCATTTATAGTAAGACCGTTTCTATCTAGTTTTAAATCAGACATTTATACCTACCTCTTTTAATATATTTCTATTATATATTGTATCGAAATCTATTAGTATTATAGCATTTCTTTTCTCATTTTGCACTAAAGATACATCATTAACTCTTTGTACTCCTTCAGTTTGCTGTACTACTTTTCTAACTTCGTTTAATATAAGGCTCTCATTATTCTTTACACCTAATATATTTAACCAATCTATATTTTGAGTATTATCTAAAAAGTAATCATTCTTAAAAGATTTGATCCTAGTAACTACATTTTGAGCTATTTCATTATCTTTTGTTATATAATTACCTAAACCTTGCCCAAAAGTCCAGTCACTATCTTCATCTATTTTTCTTACTGACATATTAATTACTCCTTATTAAGGTAATGCATTAGGTTCATCTGTTGTTTGTTGTACATCACCATCACTATCATTTCCTTGATCGTGTGTATGGTCTGTTATAAAATCTCTTATTGATATACCATCTATTTCTATATCTGAAGTAGAAGGTATTATTAATTTTCCATCATTAATAGTTTGAGTACCAGTTAAATTATAATCACCTGTTTGTGTATTATCTCCAGTATGCTCTATATCACCTTGTACTTTTTCATGTCCAGTAGGGATATTAATAGCATTTGTAACATTATTTAAACCTACAATAGCTATAGCATCACTATAATCATGCATCCTAAACTCTCTAGGTTTTTTATTATCAGCACCTAAATACCAATCATCTATACATCTTTCACTAAAAATAAGTAAAGCTGTATCACCTACACTTATAGGCATAATTCTATAATTACTTCCACCTTGTAAAGTAAAAATAGGTATCTCAGCAAATTCAGGTAATTCTACTTCTACATCTTTTATAACTCTTTTAAATACTGGTTTAGCACTTATTGTAGCTCCAGTTATTTTAGTTACTTTTGCTATTGTTGCA